CAGCTTCTCAATCTGTTCATCGGTGAAAACGTTCTTTTCCGGCTGACGGCGCGGGCCTTTGTTACGGTTGGCGACGTTAGGGTTTAAGTCGGCTTCGTTGCCGCCATTGTTAAACTTGCCGATCCGCGCGTGGCGTTCCGACTGGCGCGCCAGCAGGTCAATCTCTTTGAAATCTTTCCCTTCTTTGTGCTCCTTCATAATGAGCTGGCAGTAGCGTGCGGCGGTGGTGAGCTGCATCTGATCCAGCGGCCCATAGTCACCCCACTTGTCGCGTTTTTTCCAGCTGTGAACGGTTGCAACTTTCTCGCCCAGCATTTCAGCAATGCGGGCGACGCGGTATCCCTGAAAGTACAGCAGCATGGCCTGCCGACGGGGATCGAGATCTGCGGGTGTCAGTGTGGTGTTCATGGCACAAACCTACAGCCTTGAATGAAGGCTTTCCCCGCCTGCGGTTTGTGTGGTTGTCGGTACAAATACCGCGCATTGTTTCACTGCCCCCATCACCGCAATCATAAGGCTCCAGTAAGTTTTTTCTAACGGAGCACGGCTCATGACAGTGAAAGCAAAGCGTTTCCGTATCGGGGTGGAAGGTGCCACCACTGACGGGCGCGAAATCCAGCGTGAATGGCTGGTACAGATGGCTGCCAGCTACAACCCGACGGTCTATACCGCGCTGATTAACCTTGAGCACATCAAGTCTTATCTGCCGGACAGCACCTTTAACCGCTACGGCAGGGTGACGGGGCTGGTTGCAGAAGAAATCAAGGACGGGCCGCTGGCGGGCAAGATGGCGCTTTATGCCGATATCGAACCCACGGACGCCCTGGTGGAACTGGTGAAGAAAGGCCAGAAGCTTTTCACCTCCATGGAGGTCAGCACAAAGTTTGCCGACACCGGCAAAGCCTACCTTGTGGGGCTGGGTGCGACGGACGATCCGGCGAGCCTTGGCACCGAAATGCTGGCATTCAGCGCCAGCGCCACGCATAACCCGCTGGCGAACCGTAAGCAGAACCCTGAAAACCTGTTTTCGGAAGCGGTTGAAACGCTGATCGAACTGGAAGAAGCCCAGGACGAAAAGCCGTCCCTCTTTGCGCGCGTCACCGCGCTGTTCACCAAAAAAGAGCAGACCGATGAGGCGCGTTTCTCCGACGTGCATAAAGCCGTGGAACTGGTCGCCACCGAGCAGCAGAACCTGAGCGAGCGCACGGATAAATCCCTGTCCGAACAGGACAAGCGCCTTTCTGAGCTGGAGTCCTCCCTGCAGGAGCAGCAGGCGGCCTTTGCCGAGCTTGAGCAAAAGCTGAGCAGCGAAGACAGCCGTAAAGACTATCGCCAGCGCGCGCCTGGCGGTGACGCACCGGCAGGCACCCTGACCAATTGCTGATGGAGCATAAAACCCGATGAAAAAGAAAACCCGCTTTGCCTTTAACGCTTACCTGCAGCAGCTGGCGCGCCTGAACGGTGTGGAGATTGAAGAACTCTCCAGTAAGTTCACCGTAGAGCCGTCCGTGCAGCAGACGCTGGAAGACCAGATCCAGCAGTCCGCCGCTTTCCTGACGCTGATTAACATCACGCCGGTCACTGAGCAGTCCGGTCAGTTGCTGGGGCTGGGCGTTGGCAGCACCATTGCCGGAACCACCGATACCACCACCAAAGAGCGCGAGCCTACCGATCCGACGCTGATGGAAGGCGTGGAATACAAATGCGAGCAGACCAACTTTGATACGGTGCTGACCTACGCAAAACTGGACCTGTGGGCGAAATTCCAGGACTTCCAGGTGCGTATCCGCAACGCCATCGTCAAGCGTCAGGCGCTGGACCGCATCATGATCGGCTTTAACGGCGTGAAGCGTGCCAAAACCTCCAACCGTGCTGAAAACCCGTTGCTGCAGGACGTCAATAAAGGCTGGCTGCAGAAAATCCGCGAAGATGCGCCGGATCACGTCATGGGCAGCACAACAAAAGACGGTGCAACGACTGCAGGCGCGGTCAAGGTGGGCAAGGGCGGCGACTATGCCAACCTGGACGCCGTGGTGATGGATGCCGTCAACGAGCTGATCGACGCGGTTTATCAGGATGATGACGATCTGGTTGTCGTCTGCGGACGTGAACTGCTTTCTGACAAGTATTTCCCGCTGGTCAACAAAGAGCAGGACAACAGCGAGAAAATTGCCGCCGATCTGATCATCAGCCAGAAACGTATGGGCGGCCTGCAGGCCGTGCGTGCGCCTTACTTCCCGGCAAATGCCCTGCTGATCACCCGTCTGGATAACCTGTCCATCTACTGGCAGGAAGATACCCGCCGCCGTTCTGTTATCGACAACCCGAAACGTGACCGGATTGAAAACTTTGAATCCGTCAACGAGGCGTATGTGGTCGAGGACTACCGCTGCGCGGCGCTGGTTGAAAACATCGAAATCGGTGATTTCAGCGCACCTGCCGCACCGGAAGGTGGGGAATAACGCATGAGCCTGAGTCCCGCACGGCAGCACCGCCTGCGCATTCAGGCCGAACAGGCCGCCCGTGAGGGCGGCAGTGTTCGCCATACGTCGGGCTATGACCTGATGCTGCTGCAGCTGGCAGAAGACCGTCGCCGCCTCAAGGGCGTCCAGTCCACGGTGAAAAAGGCGGAAATCAAGGTGGAGCTGCTGCCGAAATATTCCGCCTGGGCGGAGGGCGTGCTGGCAGCCGGAGGTGCGCAGCAGGATGACGTGCTGATGTACGTGATGCTGTGGCGTATCGACGCCGGTGATTATGCCGGTGCGCTGGAAATCGGGCGTCATGCACTGCGCCATGGCTGGGTGATGCCGCTGGGCAACCGTAACGTGCAAACCGTGCTGGCAGAAGAAATGGCAGACGCGGCGCAAAGCGCTCTGCTAGCCGCTGCTGGTTTTGATGCCGATCTGCTCTTGCAGACGCTGGACCTGACAACCGATCTGGATATGCCGGACCAGTCGCGGGCGCGCCTGCATAAAGCCATCGGCGCTGTACTGAGCGAAAGCAACCCGGCATCTGCCCTGAATCACCTTACCCATGCGCTGCAGCTCGATCCCCGCTGTGGCGTGAAAAAAGAAAAGCAGCAGCTGGAGCGCAGACTGCGCAATGACAGCCGCTAAAGAACGTGCCCCGCGCACGGGCGGCACGGGGTGGCGAAAGGCACTGCCACATCAAAACCCCGTCCACCGCCCACTTATTCAGGAGAAAGCCGCATGAAGTTTGTTGCGCCCGAACAGGCACCGGAACAGGCGGAGGTCATCAAAAATACGCCGTTCTGGCCTGATGTGGACCTGTCGGAATTTCGCAGTGTGATGCGCACTGATGGCACGGTGACGCAGCCGCGTTTAAAGCAGGTCGTGCTGACGGCGATCTCTGAGGTTAACGCTGAGCTGTACGACTTCCGCAACCGTCAGCAGATGCTGGGCTGGCGGACACTTGCTGAGGTTCCCGCAGAAATGCTGGACGGCAAAAGCGAGCGTATCCAGCACTACCACAACGCTGTTTTTTGCTGGGCGCGCGCTGTGCTCAATGAGCGTTATCAGGACTATGACGCCACGGCGTCAGGTGTGAAGCGAGGGGAGGAGCTGGCGGAGGCCAGCGGCGATCTGTGGCGTGATGCCCGCTGGGCTATCAGCCGGGTGCAGGATGCACCGCACTGTACGGTGGAGCTTATCTGATGAAAGTGCGTGCGCATCAGTATGACACGGTGGACGCGCTTTGCTGGCGTCATTACGGGCGCACGCAGGGTGTCACTGAGCAGGTTCTGCAGGCAAATCCGGGGCTGGCTGAGTACGGCCCATTTTTACCGCACGGGCTGCAGGTGGAGCTGCCGGACATTACGGCGTCAACCACGGCGCAGACCGTCCAGCTATGGGACTGAATTATGACGCTTGAACGAATCAGCGCCTTTATCACTTACTGCATCGCCGTGCTGCTGGCATGGCTGGGCGATCTGTCGCTCAAGGATGCGTCAACGGTTGGCGGCGTACTGATTGGTGTGCTGATGCTGGCTATCAACTGGTACTACAAACACCAGTCTTTCAAATTGTTACGTGGCGGCAAAATTTCGCGGGGGGAATATGAATCCTTCAATCGTTAAGCGCTGCCTTGTCGGGGCGGTGCTGGCTATCGCCGCCACGCTGCCCGGTTTCCAGTCGCTTCATACCTCCGTTGAGGGGCTGAAACTGATCGCCGATTACGAGGGATGCCGCCTGCAGCCTTATCAGTGCAGCGCGGGTGTGTGGACCGACGGGATCGGCAATACGTCCGGTGTGGTGCCGGGCAAAACCATCACGGAACGGCAGGCGGCGCAGGGACTTATCACCAATGTGCTGCGCGTGGAGCGGGCGCTGGAAAAATGTGTGGTGCAGCCGATGCCGCAAAAGGTCTATGACGCGGTGGTGTCGTTTGCTTTCAACGTGGGCACCGGCAACGCCTGCAGCTCCACGCTGGTTAAGTTGCTGAACCAGCGGCGCTGGGCGGATGCCTGCCATCAGCTGCCGCGCTGGGTGTATGTCAAAGGTGTGTTTAATCAGGGGCTGGACAACCGCCGCGCGCGGGAAATGGCCTGGTGCTTAAAAGGAGTATAGCGAAATGAAATGGTTAAAAAGTTATTGGCTGCCGCTTTCGGTTCTGGCGCTTCTTGTAATGCTTGATGTGAATTTCCCCGCATCTCATGCGCTTTTTCCACTGGCGCTGATTATGTGGTTTGAGTATGCCGCATTTTCACTGGTCTGTTTTGCTGGGTTGTACTCCTGCACGCTGACAGGGAGTGACCGGCTACGCGTCCGTCAGCTGCTGAGCAGGGGGCTGGGGCTAATGGAAAAAGTGCCTCTCGCCTGGTATCAGCGCCTCGTTCTTGCCTTTGTCATGTTGCTTGCCGGATGGAAGCTCACGGGGATGGTTTGTGTTTTTACAGTTGCCATGAGCTTAGCAATTAAAGATGAGCTAAAGGCATTGCGGGAATGAATCGCTTACTGGCAGTGGTTCTGGCGCTGGCTCTTGCGGCGCTGGGCTGGCAGTCGTGGCGGCTTAACAATGCCAGCCACACCATCGAGACGCAGGGTGCGGCGCTGAAAAGCAAAACGCAGGAGCTGACGAAGAAAAACAGCCAGCTGATCGGCCTGTCCATTCTGACCGAAACCAACAGCCGGGAGCAGACGCGGCTTTACGCGGCAGCGGAGCAGACCACCGCACTGTTGCGAAGTCGCCAGCGCCGGATCGAGGAGCTAAAACGTGAAAACGAGGATTTACGCCGCTGGGCTGACACTCCTTTGCCTGCTGACATTATCAGGTTGCGGGACCGCCCGGCCCTCGCCGGAGGTGCAGCTTACCGTGAGTGGCTGTCCCAGAGTGACGCAGTGCCGCCTGGAAAGGTCAGCGCCGCGCAGTAACGGCGATCTGAATGCGGTGCTGGATGAAACCGAGGCCGCCTGGGCGGTCTGTGCTGACAAAGTGGACACGATTATTGCGTGTCAGGAGCGAGACAGTGAACAAACCGCAGTCCTTACGCAGCGCCCTGAATAAAGCGGTTGCCTATGTCCGCGATAACCCGGACAAGCTGCACCTTTTCGTTGATAACGGATCACTGGTGGCAACCGGTGCCAGCTCCATGTCATGGGAGTACCGCTACACCCTGAACGTGGTGATCGAGGATTTCAGCGGCGACCAGAATCTGCTGATGGCTCCTGTGCTGCTGTGGCTAAGTGACAACCAGCCGGATGCTATCAATAACCCGGATCTGCGCGAAAAACTGTTCACCTTTGAAGTGGATATTCTGCGCAACGATGTATGTGATATCAGCATGAACCTGCAACTGACGGAGCGCGTGCTGGTCAGCACTGACGGCAGCGTGTCGAGCGTTGAAGCGGTGCCGGAGCCGGACGAACCCGAAGAAATGTGGACGGTGAAACGTGGATGAGCTGCAGAGGGTGGACGACTGGCTGACGGCGCTGCTGGCAAATCTGGAGCCTGCCGCACGCAACCGTATGATGCGGCAACTGGCGCAACAGCTGCGCCGGACGCAGCAGCAGAACATCAGGCTGCAGCGTAATCCTGACGGCAGCGGCTATGAGCCGCGCCGGGTGACAGCCCGCAGCAAGAAGGGACGCATCAAACGCCAGATGTTTGCAAAGCTTCGCACCACAAAATACCTGAAAACCGCCGCCAGTGCGGACTCTGCCAGCGTGCAGTTTGATGGCAAGGTGCAGCGCATTGCCCGTGTTCACCATTACGGCCTGCGGGATCGCGTCAGCCGAAAAGGCCCGGAGGTCCGCTACGCAGAGCGCCGCCTGCTGGGTGTGAATGATGAGGTGGAAACCATCACCCGTGACACTCTGCTGCGCTGGCTGGCGGGGTGATCTTTGTGCCACCGTTGGCACAAGCGTCCGCGCTGCCTCCATTTTCCCTCTGATGGCAACCTTTCGTTATGAATGCACAACTGACCGAAATCATGCGCCTTATCACCAACCTGATCCGCACCGGCACTGTGACCGAAGTGGACCGGGAAAAATGGCTGTGCCGGGTGAAAATTGGTGAGCTTGAAACCAACTGGATTAACTGGCTGACGCTGCGGGCCGGAGGCGGCCGCACCTGGTGGTGTCCATCGCCGGATGAACAAGTGGTGGTGCTGAGCATGGGCGGGAACCTTGAAACCGCCTTTGCGCTGCCTGCCATTTACTCCAATCAGTTTGCGCCGCCGTCGGATTCCGTGGACGGCTGCGTGACGGAATACCCGGACGGGGGTTGGTTTGAGTACGAGCCCGCCACCGGACGCTGGCACGTAAAAGGTATCAAATCCATGGTGATCGAGGCGGCTGACAATATCACCCTGAAAACCAGTGAGTTTGTGGTGGAGGCTGATAAAACCCGCATTAACAGTGAAGTCGTGATTAACGGCGGCGTCACCCAGGGCGGCGGCGCTATGAGTTCTAACGGGATCGTGGTGGATAAACACGGTCACACCGGCGTTAAGTCCGGCGGCGATACGTCAGGAGGTCCGGTATGACGCTGTATAGCGGTATGAGCCAGGGCAACGGCAGGACCATTACCGATACGGACCACCTGCGCCAGTCGGTCCGGGATATTCTGCTGACCCCGCAGGGGAGCCGCATTGCCCGGCGGGAATATGGCTCCCTTCTGTCCGAACTGATAGACCAGCCACAAAACCCGGCGCTGCGCCTGCAGGTAATGTCTGCGGTCTATGTGGCCCTGAGCCGCTGGGAGCCACGGCTTACGCTGGATTCCATCACCATCAGCAGCAGCTTTGACGGCTCCATGGTGGTTGAGCTAACCGGAAAGCGCAATAACGGCGCGCCGGTGTCCCTTTCGGTATCAACAGGAGCAGACAATGGCAGTAATTGACCTTTCCCAGCTCCCCGCGCCGCAAATCGTTAAGGTGCCGGACTTTGAATCATTGCTGGCTGAACGTAAGGCCGCGTTTGTGGCCCTGTATCCGGCAGATGAACAGGACGCGGTGCGGCGCACGCTTGAGCTGGAATCTGAACCCGTCACCAAACTGCTGCAGGAAAACACTTACCGCGAGATTTTGTTACTGCAGCGTGTCAATGAGGCCGCGCAGGCGGTCATGGTGGCGTATGCCATAGGGGGCGATCTCGATCAGATGGCGGCCAACTATAACGTGAAGCGCCTGACGGTTACACCTGCCGACAATGACGCGGTGCCGCCTGTCGCTGCGGTTATGGAAAGTGACGAGGCGCTGCGCCTGCGTGTTCCTGCTGCATTTGAGGGGCTGTCCGTTGCGGGCCCGACGGCGGCCTATGAGTTTCACGCTAAAAGCGCGGACGGGCGCGTGGCGGATGCCAGCGCAACCAGCCCGGCCCCGGCGGAGGTGGTGCTGACCGTACTGAGCCGGGAGGGCGACGGCACTGCAGGGGCCGATCTGCTGGCGGTGGTGGAGCAGGCGCTTAACAGTGAGAACGTGCGGCCGGTGGCGGACCGCCTGACGGTGCGCAGTGCCGAAATTATCCCGTACCGCGTTGATGCAACGATTTTCCTTTATCCCGGGCCGGAAGCTGAGCCGGTGATGGCAGAGGCTAAAGCCAGCCTGCAGAAGTACATCGCCAGCCAGACGCGGCTGGGACGTGATATCCGGCGCAGCGCCATCTATGCCGCGCTGCACGTTGAGGGCGTCCAGCGCGTGGAACTGGCTTCCCCGCTGGATGATGTGGTGCTGGATAAAACCCAGGCCGCCTCCTGCACGGAATGGAGCGTAACCAACGGGGGCACGGATGAATAGCCTGCTGCCGCCCGGTTCGTCACCGCTTGAGCGCCGCCTGGCGCAGACCTGCAGCGGGATATCCGATCTGCAGGTGCCGCTGCGTGATTTATGGAATCCGGCGACGTGTCCCGTTGCTTTTCTCCCGTATCTGGCCTGGGCCTTTTCTGTTGACCGCTGGGACGAAAGCTGGACCGAAAGCGTGAAGCGCCGGGTGGTGCAGGACGCTTTCTATATCCATCAGCACAAAGGGACAACCAGCGCCGTGAGGCGCGTCGTGGAGCCGTTCGGCTTCCTGATCCGCATTATTGAGTGGTGGCAGACCGGTGAAACCCCGGGCACGTTTCGCCTGGATATCGGTGTGCAGGACCAGGGCATTACGGAAGAAACCTATCTGGAGCTGGAGCGGCTGATTAGTGATGCCAAACCGTGCAGCCGCCACCTGGTGGGCATGTCCATAAACCTGCAGACCAGCGGCGATATGTGGGTGGGTGCTGCCACCTATACCGGCGAAGAAATCACGATTTATCCGTACATCAACGAAACCATTATTTCCGGCGGCACCGCTTACGAGGGCGCCGCGGTCCATGTTATTGACACTGTGAGAGTGAACCCATGAGCGCAAAATTTTATACCCTGCTGACGGAGATCGGCGCGGCGAAACTGGCAAGCGCCGCCGCGCTCGGTGTCCCGCTTAAAATTACTAAGATGGCGGTGGGCGATGGCGGCGGGGTGCTGCCGACCCCGGACGCAAAGCAGACGGCCCTGGTTAACGAAAAACGCCGGGCTGACCTCAACATGCTGTATATCGATCCGCAGAACAGCAGCCAGATTATTGCTGAGCAGGTTATCCCGGAAACGGAGGGCGGTTGGTGGATTCGTGAGGTCGGGCTGTTTGACGATACCGGCGCGCTGATTGCGATCGGTAACTGCCCGGAGAGTTATAAACCGCAGCTCGCAGAGGGAAGCGGTCGCACGCAGACGGTGCGCATGGTACTGATTACCAGCAGTACCGAAAACATTACCCTGAAAATTGACCCTGCAGTGGTGCTGGCAACCCGCAAATACGTGGATGACAAGGTGCTGGAGCTTAAGGTGTATGTGGATGACCTGATGGCAAAACACCTTGCCGCAGCGGACCCCCACACTCAGTACGCGCCCAAAGAGAGCCCGACGTTAACCGGCACGCCGAAAACGCCAACGGCACCGACGGGGAATAATTCCACGCAGATTGCCAACACAGCATTTGTGCAGGCGATTGCGACGGCATTAAACAATGCGCTGGCGCTTAAGGCCCCGCTGGCAAGTCCAGGCCTGACCGGAACGCCGACGGCACCGACAGCTGCGCAGACTGCCAATAACACCCAGATTGCTACCACTGCATTTGTAAAAGCAGCGCTTGCCGGGCTGGTTGGTTCATCGCCCGCGGCTCTCGATACACTCAATGAACTGGCTGCTGCGCTTGGCAATGATCCGAATTTCGCCACCACCATGACAAATGCCCTTGCAGGTAAGCAGCCCCTTGATAGCACCCTGACCACTTTGTCAGGAAAAACGGCTGGCGGGATTAGTGAATACCTGGGTTTAAAGGATGCAGGGAAAAGGGATGTGGGCACAGGAGCAAACCAGATCCCGGATATGGCATCTTTTACGCGGACAATCATTGATGGCAAAACGCAGGTCTTCACGTTCCCCAACGGGATGATGTTACAAACAGGTTCATTTACGGCACCAGAATACACGGGAACATTGACATTTCCTGTCCCGTTCCCCAACCGGATTCTGGCAATTGCTGGGATGAACTTTAACAGTGCTCAGGGAACACCATCAGCAATTGCGTCTTATTCGATGTTTTTTACCGATAGCGGTAATACCAAAATTACGGTTAGTTCAACCTTGCCGAGCAAGGCGCTCTCGTATATTGCTATAGGAGTATAAAATGGATGAATTCTTTTTCTCTAAATCAAAAGCATCTTTTTATATTGGCTCTACTTTAAAACTTTATAAGGACGCAGGCACCCTTCCAGATGACCTGATTAAGGTCACACCGGAAATTGCCAGCGAATTTATGGCTAACGCACCACAGGGAAAAATAATTGCTGCTGATGCGCAAGGGCTTCCGGTATGGGTGGATGCGCCCCAGCTTACACCTGATGAGATTCAGGCCGAAGCCACGGCTAAAAAAGCGCACATGAGGACTGTAGCAGATGCGGAGATTGCGTGGCGGCAGGATGCCGTCGATGCTGGTATCGCGACCAAAGAAGAATCCGACGTGCTAGCGGAATGGAAAAAATACCGGGTATTACTGATGCGGGTTGATACAGCGGCCCCGGATATTAACTGGCCCGCCCCTCCAGAATATTAATGCTGTCCCCGCGCCTGCGGGGATTTTTTTACACCTTTCATTGTGTCATTCCCCATACATAGCCGACCGCGTGCGTCGCGCGCTTATCAGCCAGAACATAAGCAGACCCCCTGTAACCGGAGAGACTGCCTTATGGCTCAGGATTACCACCACGGGGTGCGCGTTGTTGAAGTCAACGACGGCACCCGATCCATTTCCACGGTGAGCACCGCCATCGTGGGCATGGTCTGCACCGGCGATGATGCCGATGCGTCCATGTTTCCCCTCAATAAGCCTGTCCTGCTAACTGACGTACTGACCGCCAGCGGCAAAGCTGGCGATTCCGGCACGCTGGCCCGCTCGCTGGATGCGATTGCCGATCAGGCAAAACCTGTGACCGTTGTCGTGCGCGTGGCGCAGGGCGAAACCGAAGAGGAAACCACCTCCAACATTATCGGCGGCGTAACGGCTGAAGGGAAAAAGACGGGTGTTAAGGCTCTGCTTTCTGCTCAGTCGCAGCTCGGGGTTAAGCCGCGTATTCTCGGTGTGCCCGGGCATGATACGCAGGCGGTTGCCACTGAACTGCTCAGTGTGGCGCAGAGCCTGCGCGGGTTTGCCTACGTGTCCGCCTACGGCTGTAAAACGGTGGAGGAGACTATTGCCTACCGCGACAACTTCAGCCAGCGCGAAGGGATGCTGATCTGGCCTGACTTCATCAACTTTGACACCGTGCTGAATGCGGACGCAACGGCTTACGCCACCGCCCGTGCGCTCGGCCTGCGTGCCAAAATTGACGAGCAGACAGGCTGGCACAAAACCCTGTCCAACGTGGGCGTAAACGGCGTCACCGGCATTTCTGCAGATGTGTTCTGGGACCTGCAGGACCCGGCCACTGATGCGGGCCTGCTGAACCAGAACGACGTGACCACCCTGATCCGCAAAGACGGCTTCCGTTTCTGGGGCTCCCGCTGCCTCAGTGACGATCCGCTGTTTGCCTTTGAAAACTACACCCGGACGGCGCAGGTGCTGGCTGACACCATCGCTGAGGCGCATATGTGGGCGGTGGATAAGCCGCTTAACCCCTCGCTGGCCCGCGACATTATCGAAGGTATCCGCGCCAAAATGCGCAGTCTGGTGAGCCAGGGCTATCTCATAGGTGCGGACTGCTGGCTGGATGAGTCGGTGAACGATAAAGACTCTCTAAAAGCCGGGAAGCTCACTATCGACTACGACTACACGCCGGTGCCGCCGCTTGAAAACCTGATGCTGCGCCAGCGCATCACCGATCAGTACCTGCTGGATTTCTCCAGCCAGGTCAGCGCGTAAGGGGACACCATGGCTTTACCACGCAAGTTAAAACACCTGAACCTGTTCAACGACGGGAATAACTGGCAGGGGATCGTTGAGTCTCTGACCCTGCCGAAATTTACCCGCAAGTTTGAGAAGTATCGCGGCGGCGGTATGCCGGGCGCGGTGGACGTGGACATGGGGCTGGATGACGGCGCACTGGACACGGAATTTTCAATCGGCGGCACCGAACTGCTGTTATTCAAGCAGATGGGCAAGGCAACCGTTGACGGCATCCAGCTGCGTTTCACCGGTTCCATTCAGCGCGACGATACCGGCGAAGTGCAGGCCGTTGAGCTGGTTGTGCGCGGACGCCACAAGGAACTGGATTCCGGCGAGTGGAAGACCGGCGAAAGCAACACCACCAAAGTCAGCAGCACCAACAGCTACGCGAAGCTGACCATCAACGGCGAAGTGCTCTATGAGGTGGATCTTGTCAACATGATTGAAATCGTTGGCGGCACGGACCTGATGGAAGCGCACCGCAACGCCCTCGGCCTCTGATAAACCTTAACGGCGCGGGCAACCGCGCCAGTGACCTCTTAACAGGAAAAGAACATGAGCGATAACCTGACTGAAAAGACCGTACAGCTGGACACCCCTATCAAGCGAGGTAAAACCGAAATCACAGAGATTGTGCTGCGCAAACCACAATCCGGCGCGCTGCGTGGCACCCGCCTGCAGGCCATTATGGATATGGACGTGGGCGCAATGATGACCGTCATTCCGCGTATCTCCACACCGACCCTGACGGCGCAGGAAATGGCAGAGCTGGACCCTGCCGATCTCACCGCGCTGTCCGTTGAGGTGGTGACTTTTTTGTTGAAGAAGTCGGTGCTTGCCGGTTTACCGACAGCCTGACGGTTGACGATCTGGTGGCAGATATCGCCACCATTTTCCATTGGCCGCCGTCCGTCACTGACGTTATGCCGCTGACCGAAGTGCTGGAGTGGCGGCATAAAGCGATTCAGAGAAGCGGGGCCAGCGATGAGTGACACTAACCTGCGCCTGCAGGTGATTCTAAATGCGGTTGATAAGCTCACCCGCCCATTCCGTTCTGCGCAGGCCAGCTCAAAAGAGCTGGCTACCGCCATTCAACAGAGCCGCGCCAGGCTGAAAGAGTTAGACACGCAGGCGGGCAAAATTGATGGCTTTCGTAAATCCAGTGCGCAGCTGGCAATCACCGGTAACAACCTTAAAGCCGCGCGCGAAGAAGCGGCCAGGCTCGCCACGCAGTTTACCAGTACAAATCGCCCGACGGCGGCGCAGGCCCGCCTGCTTGAACAGGCGAAAAACCGCGTTTCGGAACTGCAGACCAAATACAACGGCCTGCGGCAGTCGGTTCAGAAGCAACGCCTTGCGCTGAATGAGGCCGGACTTGATACCCGTAAGCTCAGCAGCGCCCAGCGCGAGCTGCGCCAGAACGCCGACGAAACCCGACAGGCGCTGGACCGTCAGCAGAAATCCCTTAAACGCCTCGGTGAGCAGCAGGCCAGGGTTAACGCCGTCAGGGAGCGGTATTCCCGCAGCCTGGAGGTGCGGGATCGCATCGCCGGGGCCGGGGCTACAACCTCAGCGGCAGGGCTGGCAATGGGGGCGCCGGTCGCGGCAGCAGTGAAAAGCTATGCCAGCATGGAAGACGCCATGAAAGGCGTGGCAAAGCAGGTTAACGGTTTGCGGGATGATAACGGCAACCGTACTAAGCAGTTTTATGACATGCAGGCCGCCATCAAGGCCGCCAGTGAACAGCTTCCCATGGAGAATGGCGCTATTGACTATGCCGCCCTTGTAGAAGGCGGCGCGCGCATGGGTGTAACCAATCAGGATGATCCCTACGAAGACCAGAAGCGTGACCTGCTGGCCTTTGCCAGTACGGCGGCCAAAGCGGCCACGGCGTTTGAACTGCCCGCCGATGAACTGGCTGAAGGGCTGGGTAAAATCGCGAGCCTCTACAAGGTGCCGACCCGCAATATTGAGCAGCTGGGCGATGCGCTGAACTACCTGGACGATAACGCCATGTCTAAGGGCGCGGACATTATTGACGTGCTGCAGCGTATGGGGGGCGTGGCTGACCGCCTGGACTTCCGTAAGGCGGCGGCGCTTGGCTCCACATTCCTGTCGTTAGGTGCGGCGCCGGAAATTGCCGCCAGTGCATCAAACGCCATGGTGCGCGAGCTGTCCATTGCCACCATGCAAAGTGACCGCTTTATGGATGGCATGGACATGCTGAAGCTCAAGCCCAGAGAGCTCGAAAAGCAGATGGCGAAGGATGCCATGGGCACCATTCTGCGGGTAATGGAGAAGGTGCAGAAGCTGCCGCAGGACAAGCGCCTGTCCGCCATGACGATGCTTTTCGGCAAGGAGTTTGGCGACGATGCCGCGAAGCTGGCTAACAACCTGCCGGAACTGCGCCGCCAGCTGCAGCTCACAGCCGGAAATAGTGCAAACGGCTCGATGCAGAAAGAATCCGACATTAACAAGGATTCGCTTTCTGCGCAGTGGATGCTGGTAAAAGCGGGTGCGCAGAACGCCTTCAGCAGCCTGGGCGAAACGCTGCGCCAGCCGCTGATGGACATCATGGATTACGTCAAAAGCATAACAGGTGGGCTGCGGCGCTGGATAGAAACCAACCCGGAGCTGGCAGGCACGCTGATGAAAGTTGCCGCCGCCACCGCCGCAATCACGCTGGCGCTGGGCACGCTGGCTGTTGCGGTGGCAGCGGTGCTGGGGCCGATTGCCGTGATCCGGTTTGGTTTGTCCATGCTGGGCGTAAAAACGCTTCCGTCCGTGTTCACCGCAGTTACGCGCACCGGCAGCGCGCTGTCCTGGCTGGCAAATGCACCGCTTTCCGTGCTACGTCGCGGGATGGCTTCAGCTGGCGGTGGCGCAAGTCTGCTGACTGCTCCGCTGAATGCGCTGCGACGCTCGGCCGGGGTGGTGGACAATGCGCTGAAGACCTTAGCCGGTGCCCCGCTTAACCTGTTACGAGCCGGAATGGCGGGTATTCGTAATGTTGTCGGTATGGTAATGAACCCCCTGGCAGCATTACGGGGCGGATTATCCGCCGCCGGTGGCGTGCTGCGCTTCCTGGTGTCCGGCCCGCTGGCATTACTTCGCGTTGCGCTTTATGGAATTTCTGGCCTGCTGGGCGCGCTGCTAAGCCCGATAGGGCTGGTTGTGGCTGCGCTGGCTGGTGTGGCGCTGGTTGTCTGGAAATACTGGCAGCCTATCAGCGCATTTCTGGGTGGCGTGGTGGAGGGGTTTAAAGCCGCCGCAGCACCAATCAGTGAAGCGTTTGAGCCCCTGCGCCCGGTGTTTGAGTGGATTGGCGATAAGGTCAGGGCACTCTGGGGATGGTTTGGCGACCTGCTGACGCCGGTTAAATCCACTGCTGCCGAACTGAATAACGCGGCCTCTATGGGGCGTCGTTTCGGTGAGGCCCTTGCCGAAGGCCTGAACATGGTCATGCACCCGCTGGAGTCGCTTAAATCTGGCGTGTCGTGGCTGCTTGAAAAACTCGGCATCGTCAGCAAAGAGGCGGCAAAGGCGAAGCTGCCGGAGCAGGTGGCGAAGCAGCAGCCTCCCACGGTGAACAGCGACGGGAAAGTGGTGCTGCCGCCCGGCGGCTTCCCCATGATGGGGTTTGCTGGCATGTATGACGACGGCGGCACCATCCCGCGCGGCCAGTTTGGCATAGTCGGAGAGAATGGCCCCGAAATCGTGAACGGCCCGGCAAACGTGACCAGCAGGCGGCGCACGGCGGCGCTGGCTTCGGTTGTGGCCGGAACCCTGGGCATGGCGGCGGCACCTGCAGAAGCTGCACCCCTGCATCCGTTCAGCCTTCCCGCCATGGCGTATCAACAGAGCCAGCCCGCGAAGGCGGACCGCGCACCTGCAGTGATGCGCTTTGAGACGCACGCGCCGATCACGATTTATGCGCAGCCAGGGCAGAACCCGCAGGATATTGCGCGTGAAGTTGCCCGCCAGCTCGACGAGCGCGAACGCCGCACCCGCGCGAAGGCGCGCAGCAACTACAGTGACCAGGGGGGATATGACGCATGATGATGGTGCTGGGGTTATACGTTTTCATGCTGCGCACGGTGCCGTATCAGGAGCTGCAGTATCAGCGCAGCTGGCGGCACGCGGTTAACAGCCGCGTTAATCGCCGCCCGTCAACGCAGTTTCTTGGCCCGGACAACGACTCGCTGACGCTTTCCGGCGTGCTTCTGCCGGAAATCACCGGCGGCAGGCTGTCCCTGCTGGCGCTGGAGCAGATGGCAGAGCAGGGCAAGGCATGGCCCCTGATTGAGGGCAGCGGGACGATTTACGGCATGTTTGTGATCGAGAGCCTGGGCCAGACAAAGACGGAGTTTTTCGAAAGCGGCACGCCGCGGCGTATTGAGTTCACGCTGACGCTTAAGCGGGTGGATGAATCGCTGTCTGATATGTTCGGCAGCCTGAGTGACCAGCTCAGCAACCTGAAAGACACCGCAACGTCTGCGATAGGGGATATTCAGAATACGGTGGGAGGGTTGCTGCAGTGAATTTTAGCTCTGATCTTTTTGACCTGAACAGCAGAAGCCCGGCTTTCAGTATCACTATTGAAGGTAAGGACGTGACCACCGCGCTGGATGTGCGCCTGATGAGTCTGACGCTGACCGATAACCGGGGTTTTGAGGCTGACCAGCTTGATCTGGAGCTGGACGACGCCGACGGGCAGATCGTTCTGCCGCGACGTGGTGCCGTTATTCAGCTGGCGCTGGGGTGGAAGGGCCAGCCGCTTTTCCCAAAAGGGGCATTTACGGTGGATGAGATTGAGCACAGCGGTGCTCCTGATCGTCTGACTATCCGTGCCCGTAGCGCTGATTTCCGTGAAACCCTCAATACCCGGCGCGAAAAGTCATGGCACCAGACAACCGTTGGCGATGTGGTAAAGGAAATCGCAGCACGGCATAACCTCAAAATGGCGCTGGGTAAAGACCTGACGGACAAGGCGCTGGATCACATGGACCAGACCAATGAAAGCGATGCCAGTTTCCTGATGAAGCTGGCGCGCCAGTATGGGGCGATTGCTTCCGTTAAGGATGGAAACCTGCTGTTTATCAGGCAGGGGCAGGGAAGAACAGCGAGCGGTAAGCCGTTGCCGGTTATCACCATTGAACGCAAAGCCGGTGACGGTCATCGTTTTACCCTGGCTGATCGTGGTGCTTATACCGGTGTAATTGCCAGCTGGCTGCATACTCGCGAACCCAAGAAAAAAGAAACAACCAAGGTTAAGCGCCGCCGGAAGAAAACCACCGCGCCCAAAGAGCCGGAAGCAAAACAGGGTGATTATCTGGTGGGAACGGATGAAAACGTGCTGGTTCTTAATCGTACTTACGCAAACCGCAGCAATGCTGAGCGTGCGGCAAAAATGCAATGGGAGCGCCTGCAGCGTGGTGTTGCGTCTTTCTCCCTGCAGCTCGCTGAGGGCCGGGCAGATCTCTACACCGAAATGCCGGTAAAGGTGAGCGGCTTTAAGCAGCCTATCGACGATGCCGAATGGACCATTACAACTTTGACGCATACGGTTAGCCCGGATAATGGTTTTACTACCAGTCTGGAGCTTGAAGTAAAAATTGATGATTTAGAAATGGAATGATTTTATTCACAAAATGGATGTGTAGTGTATCATTATGTGATTGCGAGGAATCGGTGGGGAGAGACGGATATGATGAATTGTCCGAAATGCGGACATGCTGCACATACTCGTAGTAGCTTTCGGGTGTCTGATAACACAAAAGAACGCTACTGCCAGTGCCAAAATATTAATTGTGGCACCACTTTTGTTACCCATGAAACCGTCGTGCGCTACATTGTCACCCCTGGACTTGTCGATCATGCTCCGCCACACCCATTAAATAGTGGTCAGGGACACATGAATTTCTAACAAATTAACCCGCTTAGGCGGGTTTTTTGTTGATGGTAGCTGAAATCTTGCTGCCATTTTGCTGCCAACGGATATCCAGATAACAAAAAAGCCACTCGTTTGAGTGGCTTAATTATATGATTTTAAAGCTAAAATTTGGTGGCCCCTGCTGGACTTGAACCAGCGACCAAGCGATTATGAGTCGCCTGCTCTAACCACTGAGCTAAGGGGCCGTGGCGCTGGATTATAAAGTAACTGGCGACGCCAATCCAGTCTCGGTGTCGCGGCTGCTGAATTTGTAAGCAGGCGCGGCGTTAGGCTTTATACTTTATAGATCCGAGAGTTAACAGGAGAGGACATGATTAACGATATTCTTGAGCCGGGCCTGCGGGTGGTCTTTTGCGGGATCAATCCGGGAAAGTCGTCGGCGCATACGGGCTTTCACTTTGCGCATCCGGGTAACCGCTTCTGGAAGGTTATTCATCTGGCCGGATTTACGGATCGCCAGCTGAAGCCTGAAGAAGAGCGTCATTTGCTGGATACGCGCTGTGGCATCACGAAACTCGTGGAGCGCCCGACGGTGCAGGCGAACGAAGTGGACGTGAAAGAATTGCATGAAGGCGGGCGCAATCTCATTAAAAAAATCGAAGATTTTCAGCCGGATGCGCTCGCGGTGCTGGGCAAAAAAGCCTATGAGCAGGCATTCAGCCAGCGCGGTGTGAAGTGGGGTAAGCAGAAGCTAAAAATCGGTAAGACGGAAATTTGGGTGCTGCCTAACCCAAGTGGGCTGAATCGCGCTTCGCTCGATAAGCTGGTGGAAGCCTACCGTGAGCTCGACGACGCGCTGGTGGCGCGCGGCAGATAA